GCGACGAAGATCAGTTTGCTACTATTTGGAAGTTGGCAAATAATAAGTTTGATGCTTATGGTGATGAAATGCCACTTGGTCGTAACGGTTTCGCTCCTATTATGTTCCCGTGGGATCGTCATCCCGAGCGTGATAAAGAATGGGCTGATATGGAGAAGGCTAGTATTGGCGAAGATAGATTTAGTCGCGAGCATGAATGCAAGTTCATTATCTTTGACGAAACGCTTATCGCTCCAAATAAATTAGCTTTAATGGAAGGAGTTAATCCAAATGAAAAACAAGGGCAAGTTCGTTGGTATGGAAAACCAAAGAAAAATGTTGTTCATGCTGTCGCCCTTGATCCTAGTTTGGGTACTGGCGGCGACCCAGCTGCTATACAGGTATGGGATATAACTAATATGGTACAAGTTGCTGAATGGCAACATAACTTGACTACTATACAAAAGCAAGTTGCTATAATGAGCGAGATTTGCAAGTATATAATTGAAGAAACTGATGATCCAACAAATTTATATTATACTATAGAAAATAATACAATCGGCGAAGCAGCACTCAACGCCATTTACGATATTGGGGAAGATAAAATCTCAGGGCAATTCCTAAGCGAACCAATGAGTGCAAGTGTTAGTGCCGGATCACGTAGATATCGCAAGGGATTTAATACTAGTCACAGATCTAAGATATCAGCTTGTTCTAAATTAAAGCTTTGGGTAGAAACTGATCGTATGGAAGTTAAAAGTAAAAGTTTAATAAGTGAATTTAAAAACTTTGTTGCCACTGGAAATACATATAAAGCTAAAATAGGCGAGACTGATGATCTTGTAATGTCAACTCTATTGATTATTCGCATGGCATTATTATTGAGACAGTATGATCAAGACATCAGTGATAACTTAAAAGATGATATTGATGACATGATTGAACCCATGCCCTTTATACTAGTTTAAGCTTCGTGTTTCATTTCTGGATAAGGAACTTGATTGTTTTCACTTTTACGATCCCACAGTACACGATTGCTTAATATTTCAACCCATAGATCATTTTTAGGACTGTTCAATTCCCAAAAGTTAAATGTCATATGACTTTGTACTGGGCGAATGAAGAATGTTTTTTCCTCAGGTATGATCATAATTTGACTGGTTGTACGCATCATTTTAGATTTATGTGCTGTGCGTAATGCATTTAGTTGTGGTTCGTCAATCCACGTTTTAGCAAGGCCGTCGATAATGTCATTTGGCGTTTCTGAAGTATTAACTACTTTCTCAGCAATTAAACGACGACTTTCACTGGAAATTCTACTGAGTGTATTTGCTTCATCAACCCCTCTTTGATATCCTGCCCAATCTAACATAATACCATGATTAGTTCGTGTAACAGTACGATCATGTGGAATCTCGACGATCTTATAAATGTATTCGCGATCAGCATACCCACCTGGCTTCCACGCACCTTCTAACAAATAGCAAGTATCTCTATCAAATATAATTGTGTTACCTGGTAGCTTTTGTTTAATCAAACTCATTGCAGCAGCTTTGACATTAGGATAAGCTAATGCTTTTTTAACTTTAATGCCGTCTTTACTGGGAGTACTTGCTCTGACAGTAATTTCTTTCTCGTCATCTAATACCATAAGGCTAGCACTGAGGATACAAACTCCTCCACTATTAAAACCTTCGCAATATTGTGTGATGTCATCCCAGAATAGCATGATTTCCACGCCATTCTTTTTAATTTGTTTAAAACTAATCTCAGGAATGTAGTTACGGTCACGGTTTTTAACCCCAACCCACCCCTTATCTTCAAAATATTTTGCTACAATAATGCACATATAGTATTTATTGATTCTACGAACTTTGTATAAACAAGCTAAATATTATCATGTCAGGCATAGAACAAGCAGCAAACGACTTATTCTTTAAGTTACGCAATCGTTTCCCCAATATCAACATGGGGGACGAAAACGGTACAACTACCTCCAATCCAACAGATGCGAGATTCTTTAATTTTGATTATGAACAAGATGATGTTAAATTTGGTAATATCACTGCCAGTTTGATTGATAATCAAAATCTAAAAATTTATTTCTCCAAAGATGTCACTACTTATATGGATAGAGATGAAAAAAGAAACTGGTATAAATTCCTTCAAGAAATTAGAAAATTTTCTAAAGCTCATATGTTAGGATTGGATGTACGCGATATTGCTAAAGATGCCCTCAGTCAAAAGGATTTGAAATTCGTGTCAACACAAAATAAAGATAAAACTCAAATTGGTGAAAGTCGCGTACTTTGGGCACGACGTGGAACAGTTAGCGAAGGTGATGTGGGCAATGTTAAAGTTCACGTAGTTCACAGTGAGCGTATGGATGAGAATCCAAATAATAGACTATTGCGTGTTGACCGTATTTTCCTTGTAAATGAGTCAGGTGAGCGTTTCCTATTGCCATTTAAAAGTGTAGTTGGTGCTAAAGCAATGGCTAATCATGTTAGCAGAGGTGGCAATCCGTATGATTCCACTGGAAGTTTAATCAGTACAGCAATCTCAGAGATGACAAACCTACGTCGTTTTGCTAGTGCTACACGCCGTAAAACTTTTGAAAGTGAAGAAGCAAATCAAGTAATTGAAGCTGCTAGTGCTATTAAAGAAAGCATTAAACGTAGTTTATTTCGATTGGCTAATAACACTCGATTTGATGAGAATTTAGAAGATCTTGGTAAGCTAATAGCTGAGCAAGATGATGTAGTGGATATTAAGCCAATGTTCATGCAGAATGTTTATAATGAGAATTTAGATAATTGGATCGGCAGTGCTGCCAAAGCATTTAAGCAATACAAGGGAAATATTATGGAAAACCTAAAAGAATCAGCTGGCACTGTTGCTGCTAAATTAAAAGATCCTAGCTTCAAACTAGTATTGAAGGACGATCCCTCTGAGGATAGATTGATTGCAAGTAGTAAGTACTCAGATGGTCGTGCATTGCTTCGTCGTATTTTAGGTACTATAGCTGATCGTATTGGTATGGACGATAGTGAAATCGCAAACTGGGCTAGCCAAATTGGCCAGGACATGGAAGAAGGAAAAGCTTCTCCTGAGGATATGCAGATTGCACTACAGCTAGCCAAGCGTTATCAAGAAGATCTAAAGAAAATTGCAAGTAATGCAGATTATGGTAAAGAAGTGCGTGTTGCTGCATTTGGTCAAAAGAAAGATCTATATGGTAAGGTAAAAGGTGGCGCAGAAGAAGAGTTTGAAAGCTTCGTAAATGGCATTGGCGAAGGCGAAGAAAACGTAATGATGGATGAAATCAATGCCGACGAGCATGGCATGGATATGGCAGTTGAAGGCGAAGGCGCTGAAGAAACTTCGATGGATCGTGTTAGAGCAAGGGTAGCTGCTAGATCAAATAAAATGTCTGAAGGTGGCGATGACCGTAACGATGAACCTTTATTGAAGTCTAATGTTGAAGACGAAGATAAAGGATTGCCAAACAAGAGTGATTGGGAATATGATAAAGAAGGCGACATGGCTAAGGATGAAATCCATACCATTGTTCGTCATGCAGAAGAACTCGAACATGCTTTGGGAGATGACGAGAATCTTCCAGAATGGGTACAAGAAAAGTTAGGTCAGATTAAAGGTATGATGACTAGCGTTAGTGATTATATGCTAACACAGCACGAGCGTGGTGATGAAAAGCGTAGCGGTGAAGAAGGCATCCACGGTGATGATATGGGAGAAGGCAATGAGTTTTCTGGCGCACTAGCAAAGGCAAAAGCATCGCATCAAGATAAATTTGACGTTGATGGAAAAACATATCCTGTAAAAGAAAGTAACGATAGTTTAGCTCTTATGAGAAAACTAGCTGGTTTGAGATAAGGAAAACATATTATGAATGATACATTAAACTTAATGAGAAAATTAGCTGGATTAGAGACAAATCAAGTTAATGAAGATGGTATGAGTGCAGGCATGATGATACAACGTATGGAAGTAAATCTTCAAAATTTACGAGAAATTGCCAATGGCGGCGCTGGCAGTGGGCAAGGTGTACTTTCTGCTCTTCAAAATCTATTAGATATGCTGAAACCAATGTTTCCAAAATAATTTATAGATTAGTTATCTGACCATGCGAATGTCTAATCAACAAATCGTAAGTGTCAGATAATGTCACCCTCCAATTAGTACCTCGACTTTTATCTAAAATATCCATGTTTTTCACAAATTTATTTAAATGTTCATAATTAGTATAAGAATCGTGTGAATAATTTTTTAGAAAATTTATCATTGACTTGCAATATACATCATTTGCTGATCCTGACAACATATTTGTATACTGACTGATAATTTCTTTTTTAGCACTTGACGGCAAAAATTTTAAATTAAGCCATTCGGGAAATATCAAATATCTAAAAAACGGCGTGATATTATATTTGTCAGCTACTTCAACAACTCTTGGTATTGAGTAAATTGAAGCTAGGCCTAAACAAGTAGTGACAGAATTTATTTTAATATTATTCAATTTGATAGTTTCTAAATTCCTCAAAAAAACATCATACTTTCCTGGAAAACGAATAAGCTCATAACGATCCGAGACATCATCCAAACTTACACAGAACGTAATTTTTTTAAAATTCTTAAGTTTGTCTAAAATTTTGAAGTTTATTACGGACAGATTGGTATCAAACATGAGGATTATATCCTTACTATGATTATTCTCAATGAGCATGTCTAAACATTTGCTTAATGCAGGAACAATAAAAGGCTCGCCGCCTGTAAAATACAAGTATCTGAGATCTGGCATTAATTTTTTAAATTTATCCCACCATATATCATTATCCCACCATGCATTGATGTTCATTCTATTTCTATTATGTTCATCTTTTGTAATTACATATTCTTTTCCTAATTTCCCCCCAAGTGGAACTACTGGTCCTTCGATTGACACCCAATCATCATACCAAAGATTACTGCTATTTGGATTGCACATTAAGCATTTCATATTACAAAGGTTACTGAACTTTAGATGTAATCCAACTAATTTATTTGTAACTTTTCCTGTATTATCTGTATATTGATTTACATTATCTAAATTTACATATTCTGGAATTTGAGTAGCTACCTTTTCGATAACACTTAACCTTTTATTCATAATTGCAGCTCCTTCGAGACTGCGTTCAGCATCGTAACAGTTGATACACCTGACAGGTTTTATATTACAGCTAAGTTCTAATCTATGATCTTTATGAGTTTCACTGTTGATAGCATCTTCGAATGAATGAGTTAGGATATTCATTATTTTCCCGTCGCTATCAATAGCAAAACTAGTTTTATTTTTGCCAGATGGATTGAAAGTTAAGCAGCAAATTCTAAAATCGCCTGCTGCATTGATTTCAATTTGAGACCATGGTTCAGGACAAAAACTTTCCAAATTATAAGACATAAAAATACTTATTAAATTAGCAACATGCCTGATAAACATGTTGCTTTTTTATTGACTCTACTTATTTCTTACAATTATCCCCGTGCCATCTTACATAATTCGTAATCCCACTTCCAGATTTACTACAATGTTCACAAGTCCATTGTATTTTACCAGGATGCGAACCATCTTCAACTCTTTTCAATGCGTATTCTCTTTGTATAGAACCTCCTAAAAAAGGATGTGTTCCTTCTTCAACTCGTTTTTTCTGAATTTCTTTAGAGATATTTGATATCTTTTCAGGCGACAATTTCATTCTCTTAGCAATCATAAATGCTTCCCAATAGTCTTTTTGAGAATAATGTATATCAAAATGTTCTTGAATTGATATTGCTACTAAATTGTCGGGTATATTGTTTTTATGATTATTATCTAAATGATGTATTTCAAATGTTCTGCCAAATTCATCAATTGGAATCGGTCCATTATTTTTTTCGTAAATCTTTCTATAATTAGTGCGATCTCGAATATAAGTAGTCATGCTGTTGCTCCTTCAAGCGATAGAGTAGTTGGGAATTGGCGTTCCGCGAACTACATTTTTATTTATTTTTAATTTGCCCTTTGTTAGTCTTTAATGTATAAATAGTTATGTTATTTTTAACAGCGGTTAGAAATTAACAGGCAAACAAAGGAAAATTTAAAATGGCTTCATTGGCAGAAATTAGAGCAAAACTAGCTGAGATGGAAACCCGCGGTGGGAACAACAACTCAGGCAATAGCAACAGAGACAACTCTGTTTTCCCGCACTGGAATATCCCAGAGGGATCAACCGCAAGAATTCGCTTCCTTCCAGATGGTGATAATTCAAACATGTTCTTTTGGGTAGAACGTGCAATGATTCGTCTCCCATTCGCTGGCATTAAGGGACAGCCTGGCAGCAAGCCAGTTGTTGTGCAGGTTCCATGCATGGAAATGTATAATGAGACATGTCCAATTCTTACTGAAGTACGCACTTGGTTTAAGGACAAAAGCCTTGAAGATATGGGACGTAAGTATTGGAAGAAGCGTTCATATCTATTCCAGGGCTTTGTACGTGAATCAACCTCAATTGAAGATTCAACCCCTGAGAATCCAATTCGTAGGTTTGTTGTGTCTCCCAGCATCTACCCTGTAATTACAGCAGTATTGAAGGATACTGAAGTAGAAGAGATGCCTACCGATTATGATCGTGGGTTGGATTTCTCTATTACTAAGACTACAAAGGGTCAGTATGCAGATTACTCAACCAGCAAGTGGGCTCGTAAGGAGTCAGCACTTACTGCAACTGAACGTGCTGCAATTGATACTTACGGACTGTTTAACCTAAAGGACTTTCTTCCTAAGAAGCCAGGTGAGACAGAACTTCGTATCATTAAGGAGATGTTTGAAGCATCTGTTGATGGACAGACTTATGATACAGATCGTTGGGGTCAGTACTTTAAAGCTCCAGGTGCAGGCGCAAGTAACAATCCTGATGCAGATGATACCCCAGCTCCTGCTCCTCGTTCAGCTCCAAAGATTGAAGCTGCTCCTAAGGCAGAAGCTGCTCCGTGGGAAGATAACGAATCGGCTACTAGTGCTCCTGTAGTAACAGCAGCACCAAAGGCGAATCCTAAGGCAGAAGAAATTCTTGCAATGATTCGTAGCCGCAAGAGCTAATATAGCTACTGGGGGCAGAGTAATTTGCCCCCATTTCTTTTAGGAAATTAACATGAAAATGATTTGGAAAAAATCCGGCGATTTTATCGTCTGTGATGTAATTAATCACGAGTTAGCAGAATATTGGCTTGAAAAGCAAGCAGGGCAAACATGGGCTACCACGTCTGTTTTGCCTCAAACTCTTTTAATTATTGAACTGGATCATTTGGTACGAAGCGTTAGTTTTCATCTTAATAAGGTTAAAATTAAACTCATTGATCTACCAATTACAGGAATTGATCAAGATCAACTAAACACTCTACATAGAAATTGGGTATTACTGCATCAAAATCATCCTAATATTTCTGCATTATTTGATCCTGCAACTGATCATCAATTCAAAAATAATATGGATAGAATTAATAAAATACTGCATCAACTTGAAGAATCATTCAAACTTGTATTAACAAGTGACGAATATTTCATCGAACGTCCTGCTAATATTAGTAATATATTTGGACATTCTAATATAAAGTTTCCATTTGAAAATTTAGGTAGAAGTACATTTAATAAATGGAAGAATTTTGATGACAGTGTTGCTACCAGCGATACAAACAATTTCGATGAATTACCTAATAGTTTAGTAATTAATTTAGATCGTACATATGTTAGTAAGCCGCCATTGGATTATACAGAATGGTGTAATAATCTTAATGTGGTTCCAACTCCTAATGAATTGCTGCTGGCAAACTTTAAAGATCTAGCAACAAATTTAACTGCATACAGGGAATTGTTTCTGAACAATTTTACTCTTGCAAACAATGATGTTATATTCACACAATAAGGAAAAAACATGGCAAAACCATTTGATATTTCAAAGTTCCGAAAGGACTTAACTAAGAGCATTGACGGACTTAGCTTTGGGTTCAATGATCCAACAGATTGGGTTTCTACAGGTAACTATACACTAAACTATCTTATTAGCGGTGACTTCCACCGAGGCATTCCTCTTGGTAAAGTAACTGTGTTTGCAGGAGAGTCTGGCGCAGGTAAAAGCTATATTTGCTCCGGCAACATTATTAGGCATGCACAACAGCAGGATATCTTCGTTGTTCTGGTTGATAGTGAGAACGCACTTGATGAAGCATGGCTACATGCTCTTGGCGTTGACACTAGCGAAGACAAGCTGCTCAAACTAAACATGGCAATGATTGATGACGTTGCTCGTACAATCAGTGACTTCATGAAGCAGTACAAGGGTATCACTGATGAGAACAAGCCTAAGGTATTGTTTGTCATTGACAGTTTGGGTATGTTGCTTACTCCTACTGATGTTAATCAGTTTGAAGCAGGTGAGATGAAAGGTGACATGGGTCGTAAGCCTAAGGCACTAACTTCGCTTGTTCGTAACTGTGTTAACATGTTTGGTAGCCATAATGTTGGCATGGTCTGTACCAATCACACTTATGCAAGCCAGGATATGTTTGATCCTGATGACAAGATCAGCGGCGGCCAAGGTTTTATCTATGCAAGTTCCATCGTTGTTGCTATGCGTAAGCTTAAGCTAAAGACTGATGCTGATGGTAATAAGACCAGTCAGGTACATGGTATTCGATCAGCTTGTAAGGTTATGAAGACACGTTACGCAAAGCCATTTGAATCAGTTCAGGTGGAAATTCCATATGAGACTGGCATGAGCCCAACTAGCGGGCTTGTTGATATGTTTGAAGCAAAGGGCATTCTTAAGAAGGAAGGCAATAAGCTTACATACACCAGTACTACAACAGGCGAGATTATCAAGGAATTCCGTAAGGGATGGACAGATGATAAATTAATGATCATCATTGATGAATGGAATGAAACTTCCACTAAGTCAACAGTTGATATCGAACCTGAGGAAGTGATGGAAGATGAGTGATACTGAATATTTGGTAGCCATGTGGCAAACTGTTAAGGAATATATTCCAGCAAAGGATCGGCAGTCGGCTGCCGATCATGTTATCAATGAGCTTGTTGAACTAGGGCTTGATGACAATGACTTGGAAGATTTAGCTGTTGATAAATCCATGCTTAATGCAATCAAAGAGCATATCGAAGTAAAAGATAAAGACGAAAACGACGACGAAGATTGAGGTAGCTTGTGTGGTATTCTAAGGTAATATCAAATCTTGGAAACATACCAGGGTTTATTCAATATTATGAGCAAGAATTGGCGCAAGCTAAATTTGATATTCAGGTAAAGGGTAATATTGAGAAAAATATTGCTTCTTTACCTGGTATCACTGAACAACGATTTAATCAGCTTCAGGAGATAGAAGCTGTTTTAAATTATCTAAATATTCAAGTTCGTGTTATAAGACGCAAGCATTTTCAAAAATATTTAGAACATTATGCTCGTGCTCTAAGCAGCAGAGATGCTGAAAAATATGTCGACGGTGAGCAAGAAGTTGTTGATTACGAAACAATCATTAATGAAGTAGCACTGCTTCGTAACAAATGGCTTGGCATTATGAAGGGAATCGACAGCAAACAATGGCAATTAAGCAACCTCGTTAAGCTTAAGGTTGCTGGAATGGAAGACTTTAGTATCTAAGAAATCCCAATGGAAACCCCATTTTAGGAGTATTATAACTTTCAAATCGTCGATGATCTCCAGTGTAAGATAGACCGCCAGGATCATCGACGATAATTTTAGTTTGACACATTGTAATAGCATTAAACATATTAGCTAATTCACTCAGCAACATTTTGTCCTTATAAACTAAATTGATATCACGATGTTTTGCTTCACCATTTAAAATGATCTCAATCATAGGAGGAATATCTTCTAAGTTGATAAAATCAAAATATCTGTCCTGAACAATATGAAACTCTCTTTTAGAATTTGTATATATTTTTTTGAAAAATCGCTTGGGACTTTCACTATAATGAAATACTCCAAATAATCTAAGATTATAAAAGTTCTCATATTGTGGAATATCCTTTGCAATCATGTTTTTAACATATCCATAAGAATTAGTTGGCTCTGCTGCAAAGATATCTTTTTCTTCTGCATAATCAATATTACTTTTAGTATCAAACTCATGCCCAGAACCAATATTGATTAGATACTTGAATCTGTGTCTATTATTAACTAGGTTGTCCCACATTTTTAAATTATCTTTGACAATAGAATCATTCATTGATTCTTTAAGATCATTTATATTTTCTCTGCCAACTAATGCACAATGTATTACAACATTAAAGTAAGTTCCATTAAAGAACTGTCTAACAGCATTAGCATCTAGCATGTCGAGCTTATCTCTTCCGCATTCAAATACTTGATGTCCTATTTCTCTAAAATAAGAACTTAAGTAGCTACCAACGAACCCTCGAGCACCAGTAATCATAATTCGCATATTTGATCCAATTTAATTGATTTTTATGTTTGCTTCTGACAATATTTACTGTAATATAAATTCATAAGTCAGATAGTTGATAACGAAATAACAAGTAAAATATATATAACATCACGGAGATATTAAATGAAAAAAGCACTTATTACAGGCGTTGCAGGTCAGGACGGCAGTTATCTAGCAGAAATGCTGTTGGATAAAGGTTACGAAGTTCATGGTTTGATTCGTCGCAGTTCAAATTTTGATCACCCTAACACTATCAACATCAGAGATCGTGTTACTTTCCATAATGGTGATCTAAGCGACAGCAATAATATTAGGAATCTACTAGATAAGATTCGTCCAACTGAGATCTATAACCTTGCAGCACAGAGCCATGTTAAGGTAAGCTTTGAGATGCCAGAATTAACAGGTGATGTTAATGCACTAGGGCCATTGCGTATCCTAGATAGCATTCGTTCACTGCATATGGAAAAGGAAACACGCTTTTATCAAGCAAGCACAAGTGAGATGTTTGGTATTCAGAAGTATAATCCTCAGAATGAAGATACCCCATTTTATCCAGGCAGTCCTTACAGTGCGGCAAAGCTTTATGCTTATTGGATTACAGTAAACTATCGTGAAAGTTATGGTATTTTTGGTTGCAATGGTCTATTGTTTAATCATGAAAGTCCTCGTCGTGGTGAACTATTTGTCACACGTAAGATTACAAAGGCATTTGCTAATATGGCATTGGGCAAGCAGAAGGTTCTCGAGCTTGGTAACATGGATAGCTTGCGTGATTGGGGTCACGCTAAGGACTATGTTCGTGCAATGTGGATGATGCTACAGCATGATACGCCAGACGATTATGTTGTTGCTACAGGAGTACAGAGCAGTATCCGTGAATTCTGTAATTTAACTGCTGAATACTTTAATATCAAGTTGAAGTGGGAAGGCACAGGTGTTGATGAGGTTGCTCGTAATGCTGCAACAGGGGAAGTTATGATTCAGGTAAATCCTGCGTTTTATCGTCCAGTTGATGTTGTTAACATTCAGGGTGATGCTACTAAGGTACGTAAGGTTCTAAACTGGACGCCAGAATATGATCTACAGGATCTAGTTAATGACATGTGCGAAACAGATTACAAGATTGCAGGTGGTCAATGACTTTAATTTACGCTCCAGTTAGTATTGGTGATCTTTGGGATAAGATCACTATCCTACATATTAAGAAGGAAGAATATACAGCTAACCTGGCTAACAATCCAATGAATTCCGTTAAGATTGGATATGTTGAAAAGGAACTTGCAGAGTTAATGAAGATCATTGATAGTATTCCTGTACCGTCAACTGGTCCTGTTACTGAGCAAGTTACAGCTCTAAAGGAAGTTAATCATATGATTTGGCGAAACGAAGAAGTATCACGAACATATGGTGAAGGACTAAAGGATTATGATAACGAATTTATTGGGATTGCAGCACAAACTCACAAGGGTAATGCTACACGTTGTCAAATTAAACTAGATATTAACATGCTTTATGGCAGTTATATCGTTGAAACAAAATCATATATCAATGAAGGATTGTAAAATGAAGAAATTACTTGAATTAGGTGATCACTATGTCAGCGACTTTCTTAAGCCAGATGCAGAGATGCGTGAGACTAAGCCATGGAGTTTGGATCTTTATCTAGACGAAGAAATTGGTGCAGCTAGACTAGATGGTGTTGCTCCTCTCGACAAGATGTATGGGCAGTATTGGTATCGCAGTGGTATTAATGCCAGTATGACTAAGCAGCTTGGTGATATCGTTGACGAGATTACCGGTCGTGTTAAGATTGAAAATGGTGATGTTTGGTTAGACATTGCATGTAATGATGGCACACTACTACGTCAAGTTCCTGAAAATATGGTTAGACTTGGTATCGACCCAGCTGATGCTAGTTATCTAGCAGAAAGCAGGAAGGTTGCTACTGCGGTAGTGCAGGATTTCTTCACAGCAGATGCTTATGATCGTACTGGTTACGGTGATTATAAGGCTAAGGTAGTTACTTGTATTGCTATGTTCTACGATCTAGAGAATCCTCGTACATTTATCCGTGATGTACATAGTATTCTTGCAGATGATGGTGTGTTTGTTGTACAGATGAGCTATACTCCATTGATGCTTAAGCAGTTGGCTTTTGATAACATCTGTCATGAACATGTTTATTACTATAGCCTCAGCAGCATTAAGAAGTTGTTTGAAGCAGAAGGCTTTGTGATTCGTGATTGCAGTCTAAACGATACTAATGGAGGT